CTCTCACCTTCATACTGGTATTTCTTTTTCCAGCCTCTAAAAGGTAAGGGCTTATTTGCAACATTGTATACAAATGTTTCTGTTGGATCTAATGTTCTAATAGCAGTAGACTTACCGCTACCAGACTCTCCAATAATTAATACTGCTTGAGCCATTATGCGTTGTTTTCACGATTAATAAATGCATTAATATCTGGTACACTACTAACAGGTTTTCTGTGTACAAGAGCATACAAGTCTCTTGCAGTTAGATTAGATAGTTTTGTATCCATTCCTTCATCAGGTGCATCAAATGCTGTTGCAGTACTTATTGGTTCATGCTTTGGTTTAACATCAGAAATACCACTCATATCAAATAATGGTAATTCTTGCTGCTTAGAAAAGCTCATCCAATGTTCTACACCTTGACCTACTAAATCAAACTCATCCATAGGGACAGCATATTTAGTAAACTTATCACCTGCTTTACTTACAATATCAATTCTTTCATATCCTTCTGAAGGATCATTCCAATAAGGATTGTACTTCCATTTGTATAGTTTATAATCACTATCCATAGGGCTCATATCTCTGTAGTCTACATTCATAATATAGACTTCACCTTTCTTAGAAATAATATCTAGCTCATTCTCAAAGAATGCTGCTGCTAAATATTGTTGACCATTACCTTCTTTACGAATAGGTTTAGGTACAAAGTAAGGATTACTAATGCCCTGAGCATCCCAGTATGCTTTAAAAATAGCATACAGTTCTTTTTTCTTTTGTTTTCTTTCTTCTGTTGTCATCATATATCAAAATTGGATTTTGTTTTTTCTACTGTTTCTAAATAATTAGGTTCAACTTCATTGAATTCATAGTTTTGATAATTAGCTTCTAAGTGCATTATACCATGATCACCAGATCTATTCTTAAGTATGTGAGCTGCAACATAACTACCATTTTCTGGAACTATTACTTTGTAAGGATCCGGTCCATAATGGAATATGTTAAAATCACTAGGTCTATTTAGAATCATTAAGAAATCTGCATGCTGTAGTAATGCATCTGCAGTTGAGATATCTGATGTTTGCGGATAATTATCTGCTCTACCTGGTATCTTTCTGTATGCTTCTTCAATATTTCTATTAAGCTGAGATAGAGTAAATACTATAATAGGATACTTCTTTCTAAGCTTAGTGATTAGCTCACCATACTCATTAATAACTGCATGAGTATTTTGGCCTTTGTCTTTTTTAATTAATAAACTATGATCAATAGAGATGATTAATCTTAAATCACCTTTTTTGTTATACTCTTTAAGATATTCAAGTATAACGTTTTCCATTTGTTTTAGTGTAAGTTGCTCATCAACTATATCCCAAGGAAGAGTTTTAGCTTTTTCTACAATGATTTTAATTCTTTGAAGACTGTTCTTATCAATCTTATTGCCGCCTGTACTAAGAAGAGTTTCTTTTGCTTGTTTAATCTCTGCTTGTATACCACGATAACCAGTTGCTTGAAGAGGCATTTCAAAACTAAAATCTAAAACTCTGATATTATCATAAGGGTTAAGAGCAAATGCTCCTTGCAATAACTGATCTTTAATCAAAGTTTTACCTACACCAGATCTGGCACCAATAACAAAATGACTTTGCCAGGGAATGCCATCTACACCTTTTTCATTAAGCATGCTAAACGGTGTTAAAAGAGAGGGTTCTTTTCCATCTCTTCTAGCAATGATATAATCATATGCTTCACTATAAGCATCTCCAATACTTGTAACATAATTCTTTATACTCATATACCTTCTTTTATAAATTTCTCACACCATGCTGATAGCTCACTGTTCTGACCCTTCATAATAAAGTTTGTAAGCTTCATTACATATGTATAATCATTAATGCTTTCATAGTATCTGATATATAGTTTAAATCCACCAGCTACTTCATTCATGGTATAATTATACTTATTAAAAAAGATTCTAAGCTTTCTTAGAAGATCTGTTTTACTGCAACGCAAGTTACCTGTCTTAGCACTTTCTTTAGGATATCTATTAAGTATAGCATCGGCTAAGTCACTTAACTTATTTTGATCATACTTCTTATCATCATCTTTAGACTCATTAAATAATGTGTCTGTATACTTAATAATCTGTTTAGTACTTTGAGTAGGCTTCCAACCGTTTTCAGTTTTAATAAGAAAGTTCTTACTGTGTAACCGATTAAGGTCAACTGAAAGATTGGGATCTATTAATATACCTTTGGCTATAGAATATAACATGGCATATTCATCTGGAGATAACTTCTTAGCCACCAGATAGCTGAAAAAGAGAGTTTGTTGGCTCATATGGCTAGGTTCTTATATCTTTTAACTAATTCTTCTAACTTATTATTTCTATCTACAATAGTATTATACTGTTTGTAGATTGCATTTAACGTGTTTTTATTTTCTTCTAACTCACTCTTAAGTCTGAGATTTTTAGATTCAAGTTCTGTAATATGACTACGATATACTTTAACTACAGAATGATAGTTCATTTCAATAGAGCTTAATTCCGGAAGTTTAAAGTCTCTTAACTCATATTCATCTAAGGTATCCTTAACCATTTTTTCTACATCCATGTAGACAGCTTTATACTCTCTGTCATAACGGTAATTCATTTCATGCAGCTTCATTGCATGTAATACTGTAGCGTGGTCTTTATCAAATATTTTACCTATATCATTTAATGACAATCCACCATGAGTTCTCATTGCAGTCATAGTAGCATGTCTAAATCTTACATTTCTTCTTTGCCTGCTATTAGTTATTTCAAATTCTTTAGCAATTGATTTCCAAAGTCTTAATAATACTCTGAACTCTGTAACAATTTCAATTTGCTTTTCACTGTATGAATTTCTCATATTTTGTTGGTTTTGATAGGATAAATGCAGGAGCTTTTGTATATTATACATGAAGGGAAACCTTTATAGTGTAGTATAATATTGTAACCAAGCCCAGCTTGTAAAGATAATAAATTTGTACGATGAGTACAACAGAAACAAGTGTTATTAATACCGTAAAGGCATGGATCCTTCCGGGTATTTTTGCTTTTGCTGTAGCAATGCTTAACGATAATCTTCAAGAAATGAAGCAAGACATTAAAACGTTACTTGCTCAGTCTGAGAGAGATAAAGTTAAGATTGAGTATCTTGAACAAGAAGTTCAAGCGCTTAGAAATAAGGTTGACGATTTGGCTACAAATGAGACACCATATAAAGATAATCATGAAAACCTTCCAACTCTATACGCCATTCTTCCTGGCAAAGATGATAGCTCTGAGTCTTATTCTGACAGGGTGTAATCCAGTAAAACAAGTACTTAAAGACAAAAAGAAGTTAGACATTGTAGCTATTGAAGTTATACGTCAAGGCTATTGTGTCAATGATACTGTTGTAGAAACAAGAATAGATACACTTTATGAAGTTGATTCTTCAGCGGTTAACTATATTAAAGTTACTGAGCCTATAGATACAGTCTTTGCAGACGGTGCTCAATTAGTTATAGATTCAGCTGGTCATGTTACTGTATCGTGTCCTGTTAAAGTACAATATAAAACTGTAACAAAAACAGAAACAGTTAGAGATCAGTCACTTGAGAGAATTCTTAAAGAAGATATTGCTAAGCTTGATAGTATTAAGAAAGACCTAGAGCTTACTGTAAGAGAACGTAATATCTTAATTGAAGAGACTCAGCAAGAACTTAAAAAGTCTGAACGTAAGTTTAAACTTTTCTTATTTGCATTGTTTAGTATGGTTGCACTGGGTGCATATCTTAAAGTAAGAAAGATCTTACCATTTTAAAAGATAAGAGAGGGTTTCCCCTCTCCTACCAATTAATACTTGGCAACTCCTGTGAAGCCAAGATTTCATTTACTTTATTAAAGCAATCATTACAATCCCACTCATGCTTTGCAGCATAAGCAGCACTTGCAGGGTGACTTGCTTTTATAATATTGTCAGTTTCTAATAGATCTTCCCATTGCTCAGCTTTCTTACCTAATAATAAGTAGACTAGATTGGGCTTATTTATAGATAATTCATTAAATAAGTGGGCCATAAAGTACTTCCAATGCTCTTGATGAGTACCGGGTTTACCTATTCTAGTAGTAAGTGCAGTATTAAGTAATAATACACCCTGGTCTGCTAAGTATTGTAGATTTTGTACACTTGGTTGTGCATTTTCTACAGTATTTTGTATAGCAGAGTGTATATACTGTAAAGATTTTTCTGTTCTATTTTGTCTACTACAAGAGAATGCAAGACCATCTGCTACATTTATTTGTGGATAAGGATCTTGACCTACAACTACTACTCTTACATTATCATAATGACATTCTTCAAATGCTTTGAATACATATTTAAATGTAGGTGTAAACCTATGTCCAGATTGAACCTCTAGTTGAAGTTTATCCAGTAATTCTACAAAGTCATTAGATTTAATAAACATTCTAAGTACTGTATTCCAACCAGTTGGTTCTAACTTTTTGTAAATTTTATCAGCAAACTCCCTAGAGTTTACTATATTAGCTTTAATATTATTCATACGCTATGATTGTTAGTACTATTAAAGAAGATGATATCATTGATATCAAAGTTAACGGAAGCTTTTACGCAAGAGTTCAAGCATTAATGTTTTGGATGCTTGAAGGTAAAGAGCCTGAATACATTACAGAAGTCTTTAACAAGATTTCTGAAAACAACATTGATGATGCTTATGTAGCTCATCTTCAAACTGTTGTAGTTCTTATGCGTGAGATTGAAGAGCAAGCTAAGAATCAAAATAAGCTTACAGATAAAGAGGTTGAAGATTCTAGCGAAGATTAATTCCAGTAAAATCTCCAAGTTCTATAGCTGCTTGTATTGCTAAGTTGATTTCTTCTTTACTACAGTCAGCAAAAGATTTAAAAGAAGCAGGGCCTGAATAAAGTCCTGCTTTCTTTTTTACTTCTACTTTCATCTCTTCAAACGTTGCACCTGTAAATGCTGCAAGATCTCTAATTGATTTATGTACTTTAGCTAACTGGTTGTTAGTGCTTTTACCAGAAGCATCCGTGCTTATAAAGATATCTGCTTGAGATCCTTCAGGTAAATTAGATATAAACTCTTCATAGGTTTTCTTTTCAAGATTACTTTTAAATTGAAGAGTGCCATTAATTTTTGTAACCGTTACTTGTATATTATTCATATTGCAGGTATTGTCTATTTACATGGTCATATATTTTAATCTTTGAAGAGTCAAAACTGTTTAGAGCTTTCTTAACCCAGGTCATATCTATAGTATTTTCATATGCTAAAATGTGGCATGTTGCTTTATCATTAGGATTAAGTCTAAGAAGTCTACCAATACGTTGTGCACTCTTAGTCTCATTGCCATATGCATGAAGTATAATGCCTGATCTAAGGTTAGGTACAGTAACACCTTCATTCAACTGTAGAACACAGCTTAGCTGGCTTATACGACCGTCTTTAAACATCTCTAAGTTATCCTCACTATCCGGGTTACCAGAATGGTAACTATAACTACATAGTTTATCTGCCTGGTCTTTAGTGTTTGCAAAAATGATACACTTATCTTTTATTTGACTAGCTAAGACTTTAGCATATCTCTCTTTAGTAGGAAAAGACATCATTGCTTTCATTCTTTGAACAGATGCTATAGCTTTAGGCTTACCTAAACCTGCAGAAGCAACTCTTTCAGACCAAAAATTATACTGATCTAACTCACTAGTTTTAAATGATCTACCATTTTTCATATTTACCCACATATTTTTACCACTGTCTAATGGCATTGTATGTATAACAATCTGGTAATCATTTAAAATGTTATTCTCTGTAGCATCATCTACATTGAATGTATACATGACAGGACAATAAGTATTTATCATTTCATACTTTTCACTACCCTTTCTTTCAGGTGGTGTACCAGTTAATCCTAGTATACCACCGTTATGAAACTTTAAAAAGTAATCATGACTATACTTTAAACTATGACACTCGTCTAAGTATATGTAATCATAGACTTCATCCTGTTTAGATAAAGATATATAAGTAGTAAAGGTGATTTTTTCTAGCAAATCAACCATTCCAAACTTAATTGCATCTTTTTTCCAAGAGTCAAATATAGATTTCTTGGGTGCTGCCACTAAATATTTTGGTTCAACGGCGGCGGCGGCATGTGCTGCCATATGTTTTAATCCTATAAGTGTTTTTCCTACACCCATAGATATTGCAAGAGTACAACGGGTGTTATTTAGTGCTACTTCTAGGGCTTCTTTCTGTATTACTTCCCGTGTCTTCATTTAATTTCTTTTTTAATGTAACCTCACCATGTGGGTTTAATTTGATATCTGGATTAGCAAGTAGGTATTTTTGTAAACTAATTGGTTTACTATTAATCCAATTGATTACTGATTTAGTTTCACTATCAATTGTAAGTTTCTCTGTAAGAGTTACTTTTCTACGGTGCCAAAGTTGATTCATATGTTATTTACGTTTTAGTCCACGCTCTAACAGTTCTTCTTCTGTTAGTTTATCATGGATCTGGTTATGACAAGATCTACATACAGTTTTCCATGTAGACGTTATCAAATAATATTTTTCTCTATCACTACCAAAGTAAGTATGATGTATATCTGTACCATTAGTAGTGCAACCAGGTAATCTGGCTTCACAAAAAGGTTTCTGTGTAAGAAAATCTTTACGAAGCTTGCTGTAAGTTTTATCCTGTGATGCTTTACGTGCTGATACAGGATTTAATTTAGGAGCATCAGGGTCTTTAGCTTTTACTTTACCCCAGCATGACTTACAATAACGTTGCTGCCCCTCTCTTTTCCATATATATTGTTCTGAATTACATCCGGAACAATGTTTCTTTTTACTTTGCATTAGAATAATGGATCATCATCTTCAAGGTCTTCTTCTATAGGAGACTCTGGAAGATTCATAGGATTTTCTACAACTCTTTTAATTTCAACAACTAACTCAGGATTAGTCTCTTCAATTAATTCATAAATAGGTTTAAGAATTACATTGATTTCTTCTAGCATAAGTATATGCTTATTGTTTTTAAGATCTCCTAATGTAGGTTGTGTTTCAACACCTTCTTTATTAAGCTCTTTGATAGATTCAGTAACCTGATCATGTACATCTATATACCTTAAATGCCTTAGATATAGAAATACTATTTGTTCTGGTGATAAGTTGTTGAGATTCATAAGATTGATTTAAGTTACTAAGATACAAAAATATACGGGAGGCTTTTACACCTCCCGCACATCTTATAGTACAAAGTCTGTATCTAAGTCTTCTTCAACTTCTTCAACTTCATCAATAACTTCTTCAACTTCTACTTCTTCATTCAAAGAATTGTCTACTTTAGATTCAACTTCTTCTTCTACTTCACTAGTAGTTTCAGTTTCAAAAGCTTCTGATAAGTCAGCAGGACCTACAACTGGACGAACATCATTGCTTGCTAAAGCTGCAATAATTTCTTCTTTGTTATCATGCTGGATTAAAGTGTCTTGTACTGTACCTGTTGCATCATATACAATACGAGAATAAATAGGCTGACCTTTTAATTTACATACTACACCACTATCACCTGCTATTTTAGGTGTGCTATAGTCATCAAAAGGTTCAAGAGATTCTTGACGTACTAACTTACCTGGAAGAGTATGACCTGCTTCCATACCAGAATTTTGTAGTTGTTCAATCTTACCTTTCAATAAGAAATAACGGTTTTCTTCTTGTAACCAACCGTCTTGGTTAAATTTACTCAAAGTTTGTCCAACACGGATATAACCAAACTCTGGGTTGTTAGGATTTACATTAATAGCAGATCCATTAGCTGTTTTAATTACTGTTACTTTACTCATAATAATTAATTGATTAAATAAAAAAGAAACCCCAGCTATTGCCGGGGTTATGGGTTAAATGTCATCACGTATAAAATCCTCATCAGATAGTTTATCATCTATGTCAATATCTGGTAGCTCTGGTTCAACATCATCAGCTTCCATATCATCATAGGCCATATACTTACCATCAAGCGCTGAACCAGCAAAAGGATTTTCTACAACTGTACCTACATTAAGACGTACAAATTCATTTAGCTCATCATCATCCATAGATAAATAATGGTCCAAACTAATTTCTACAACCTTACCATTAGGCAATTGATATAACATTTGTACAGGAGTTTAAACAAAAATAAAAGTATTTGTTACCTGTACAAGATTGTTATTATCTTATTCCTAAGAGTATAGCTAACTCTTTAGGATTTTTTCAAGATTTGGTTTAAAATACAAAGGACCTTTCAAAACTTTACCATCTTCACGATAAATTGGTTTACCATCTGCACCAAGCTTACTCATATTACTAGAATGAACTTCATCAAAGAGAGCCTCAATTTTATCATCTAAGTTATGCTTAGTTACAAAACCAAAAGCAATATATAGGATATCAGTAATGGCATCAGCAATTTCAATTGCATCATTATCTTTTGCTGCAGCTACATATTCTTCTAATTCTTCTAGTAATAAATTAAATTTTGTAATCTCAGTCTGATCTTCAGGGTTAAGATTAAATGCATTTTCAAACTCTCTAATTTGTTCTATTTGTTTTTTCATTGTTCCCAGTATATAAATATTTGATCATCTCTTGTTTGTTCAGGGCTTAACTCTTTGACAGTGAATGCAATAGAAGGTAGATAATCTCTTTCATCATCATAGTCATAGTCAAAAATAGTAGACAGTTCAAACTCTATGTTTCCTATTTTAAAAGGGAACATTTGTTTTATATCTTCCATTCTATCATCACTAACAAAAGTAGATTGAATCCATTTAATATTATAAACTTCAGTACCGTTTACAATACAAGTTCCAAAATCATATCTATCATCTTGCTTTCTAAGTTTTAAACCTAGTTGGCTTTCAAGTTGAGAACCTAAGTAGTTAAACACTTTTTGATTAAGAGCAATCATTCTTTGTGGACTACCGTATCTGGCCCATGGTGTCTGCTTCATAAATATTATCTAATGTTTGGTTGAGTAAAAATTCAAAGCCTCTACTTAATCTCATCATAGTTTCTTCAGCGTCACCATTTACAAGATATTCATTGGGCTTAAGTAAAAAGCGTTCAAGCTTCTTTTCTAGATTATTAACAGAATGCTTTACATCTTGCTTATAATACTGTGTATGCTTAAGCTCATCTAAAGATTCTAATAATAGCTGCGCTAATAGCACAGTGCGTGTTACTTTAAAGTGTTCATTCTCTTCTCTCATTCTGCTTCCATTTGTAGATTAAGTATCCATTCCAAGCAAGAACAATTACGATCCCTATAATATTATCAACCATAGGTTAAAGATAATACTTAGGATCATAACTGTCAAAGCTATTTTCTCATAGAGAATTCTTCTTCTTAGTTCTCTTCTGGTCTTTTCTATATCCATAATGAAAAACACTAATGATTAGTAATGTTGATATAACTCCACATAAGGTGAGCAATACTGCTAATAAATAATCCATAGTTAAAATATGTATCTGATTGTGTCTAAACTAAAATACTTACTATAGATCTCTTTAAACTCATTAAGTAATCGGGTCTTATGGATAATAGGATATCTCATTACACCACTTTTATTTTTTACTTCTGAGCTGTATCTCATAATCTCTTGAGCTTCAATTGAACTCTTGGCCATTTGTAGTTTGTGGTTAGTAAGTGCAATAACTTCACACTTATTCTCACCTGCTACATCTTTTACTTTACTGAAGAGATTATCATACTCATCTTTCCATCCTGGATAGAATACTAAAGGACTATAGTTTACATGTACTTCCCAACCTAATGCTTTGAGTCTATTAATGTCATGTATACGGCTCAAAATACTTGACATCTTGGGTTCAAGTATATCAGAATATTTCTGAGGCATAAGACTTACACGTACTCTAGGCTTCTTATTAAAACTACTGACGTCTAACGTTAGTAATCCTGGATATTTAGTTGCCATTGTACTATTAAGTCTTGGATGGTTATCATACCGCTTAAGATAATCTATAAGCGGTTCAGGCATATGCTTTTGCATCAGTACTAAATCACTGTTGCATGCTACATCTACCATAGTGTAAATAGGATCTTGTTGATCTGGTGTTTTTATAAATGATTTCTCCCACTCCACTACAGAGTTAAAGATATCATCAACGTTTGTGTTTACATATACACGGTTACCATTGTAACGAGACATATAACAGTACGTGTTAACACATCCACCAAAACAACCATAAATAATATTAGGTGCTATACAGTTAGCACTGTTATCATTATCCTTTGTGACAAGAGTTTTGGTGATTTGTGTTTTAATCATCTTGATCTGCTTTACCAGTAAGATAAATAAACAGTATACTTACAAGAATAGTAAGTATTATCACCATCCATTTAAATTCAATCATTTTCTATACCATTTTCATCCAGATCTCTCTGACATAATGTTATTATATTCTTCATTTTTAAATATTACTGATCCTGATTAATATAATCTTCATATTCAGATTTAAACTGCAATAAAGCTTCATATAAATACTTTGGAATTTCATAAGGTAGGCTACAATCTCTATGTTCAAGATCTAACCAATAATAAGATCCTTGATTTTCTGCAATCCATATAGATTTTGCAGGGTTATCTTCATAACGTGCATCTTTACAAATATGAATAGCTTTAGGTTTAAACTTATCCATTATAACTTGCCACAAGCTCCAACCTATATCACCATCATCATCATTATTCCAATTTAAAGAATCACGCATATGCATTAATTCTTTGATACTCTTTTCTTTATATTTTATTGCTAGTTCTTTTTCAAGTCTTTCTATTTTGTCAGAATATAATTCTACTTCTTTCATCTCTCGTTGGTTTTAAAGAATTCAGATAAGTTATCATATAAAGATATAATTTCATCATCAGTTAGTTCGCTAACTTGCTGCATTAACGAAGCTCTTAACAACTCTGTTTCTTTATTTTTATCACTCATCTCTCTTTGGTGTTAAAGGTTTACCCATTTATATCCAAAACACAATCTCATCATAGTACGATGAAACCAATTTGGCTTATAAATTAAATTAAATTGAACATAATAGTCTTTTCCTAATCTATAACCACCTACATACTTGGGTGTCTCAAAA